CGATAAGAATGAACCGCTGGAAGATATCAGCCAAGCATCTAACTTTGTGTTCTATGAGTCGTATGATGGATGGAACTTTCGAACTCTCGATAGTTTGTTAGTAGAAGAACCCTTTGAAAAGTTCTTTCTATCAGAAGCAAGTACAGAAAAACAACTCATGGATGGATCTAAAAAGGTTCACCCACGCCAACTCATTGAAGATTTACGAGTAGTGAAGCAGGTCGATACGGAAGAGAATATTCAGAATGGTTTATATAGCCACGATGTTGAGGCTCTTGATCCGATACTAAAACGATTCACTGAGACTACATTCAACTATGATGATGATGCCAAGAACTTTGCACATCTTGAAAAGAAACCGAATGAAAAGTTATATGCAAAGAACTCCGTCTTTAAGACGACAACTAAATCGTCGTATAAGTATTTTCTTCCAACTAATATCGGTGATCCTCGAACCGTACCGTTCGTAAAGGAAAGAGTTCACGATCCGTTCGCAAATGATCCTACAACAGAAACGGATCAGCAACTTCGTAACCCACGTAAGTTACACGAGTTCCTCTCATTTGATGTTATATCAAGAACACAACTCAATAATATAGTAATAGAAGTTACGATTCCAGGTAACTCAGATATTGAAGTTGGTCAGGTAGTTGAACTCATCATACCACAGAATACTGAAGTGAAAGAGTTTATGGAAAAAGAGAATCTACTCTACAATAAAAGATTCTTCGTCGGCGCGGTTCGACACGTAATTAACAAACAAGATATGTCTTTCTTTACCGTAATGGACTGTGTGAAGGATGTTTATGGTAAGAAAGTTGAGGAAGTGACTAATGCTTAATATGGGAACTGAGTTTATTTGGTGGATGGGAGTCGTAGAGGATAGAGGTGATCCTTTACAACTTGGTCGCTGCCGCGTACGTTGTTATGGATTCCACTCGCAGAGCAAGTCAGATACACCGACCGATAATCTACCTTGGGCACAACCAATTCAGTCGATCACATCTGCTGCTATGGGTGATGTCGGTCATACCGCTCTCGGACTCGTCGAGGGAACATGGGTCGTAGGATTCTTTCTTGATGGTAAGGAAGCACAGCGTCCGGTTATCATGGGATCTATAGCTGCACTTCCGACTGCAGCCGGAGATACATCTCTAGGATTTAATGATCCTACTGGTCGAACCAAAGAAAATAACCTGAGTGTTTGGGAAAGCCATTCAGAGGATCAACCATACGTAAGTAGATACACTCGAGGCACAACTACACCGGCTGGTAATTACAACGAAGCTAATGAAAAGTTCAAAACGAGCGAGGAAGAGAACGATCAGATCAGACCGGATACGAATCGTCTTGCTCGTAATGCTGGCCATCCTGTTCTAAGTGCCAAGGATTCGACTAAAACAACCGATGTAAAGGTAGCATTCTGGGATAAAGATCAACCATATGGTGTTGATGCTGGCGATGAAGAAAAAGATGGTAACGACATCATCGGTAATAAGCAGGGTAAGAAGCAACACACAGTAGATGCTTCGGGTACAGTCGACAGTATCAACACAGATGTAGATGCAAGCAAGTGGAACGAACCTGCTACGTCCGATAAGACTAAGAGCGGATCGATACGTTACAGCACAACGTATCCACATAACCATGTTTTTGAATCCGAGAGCGGACATATCAAGGAGTACGATGATACGAAGGACTCTACGCGCATCCATGAGTATCATAGATCCGGTACCTTCTATGAAATCGATCACGATGGAAATAAACATACAAGGATAGTCGGTAACAATTATGAGATCATAGCGGGAACCAACTTTGTAAATGTAAAGGGTGATGTGAACCTTACGATCGATTCTAACTGCAAGACATACATTAAGGGTGACTGGGATATTCAGGTCGATGGTAATAAGTCGGAATTGATTAGAGGTAATCACTCCGAAACTATACAGGGCGATCAGAGTTCAACCGTTATTAAGAATGTAACTGAACTATACGGTACTGATACGGGCCAGCATGCTCATACAACGACTGTAACTGGTTCACATAGCGAAACAATATCGAGTACACAAACTTCAAGTGTAACTGGAGCGGTAACCGAATCATATGGAGCAACACAAGATACAACTGCTGGTGGTGATATCACGATCGCCGGCGGCCCGAACATCCACTTGAACCCGTAGGTTATTATGGCTGAGTTTGTATTTAAGTTAGCAAATAACGAGATGGTGACGTTTACAGATTGGGATGATATACCTGATGATTTTGTATTTAAGCACTTGATTAGATTCTTACCGGATGAAATACCTGAAGAGCACTCAGAAGAAGAACACGAGATAGCAGTAATGTGGAATCAAAGATTACAGCAACTTATGGAGAGGGAACGTGCCGGCAATATGTAGAGGAAACAGTGTCGATGCAGATGTACCTCACTGTTCTACACCACGAAGAGATGAGTTGAGTCCGGATGTATTCGTAAACGGAACTGGTATATCAAGGCAGGGTGATAAGAATACACCCCATCTTTTGCCACCACCTCCGTGTCCAACTCATGCTGCTCCTATTGAAACCGGCTCTACTACTGTGTTTATCAATGGAAAAGGATGCGGAAGAATCGGAGATGCAATATCAGGGTGTACGAGTGTAGCAACTGGTTCTGAGAACACATTTGCCGGACCATGATTATAAATAATAGAAATTATTAGAGTCTTACGATGGCAAGCAGAATCACCAGTACCGGTTTACAGTCTGAAATAGAACAGGAGATCTATCGAGATCTTCCTATGTCGTTTAATGTTCATCCTGTTACGGGCAACATGAAGCTGGTTGCAAATGCTGAATCTATAAAGCAGAGTGTGAAGAATATAGTACTTACGAACTTTTATGAAAGGCCGTATCAGCCTGAGCTCGGTGGAAATGTTCTTGCTCAGTTGTTTGAAAATATGTCTCCGATCACTGAATATAATGTTACACAAAATATTAGGCAGGCTTTGGAGAACAGTGAGCCTAGAGCAATCGTAGAAGATATAAAAACAACACCAGTCGAAGATCAGAATACTCTGCGAATAACCATTAAGTTTAGCGTTAGAAATATACCAGAACCCATCGAGGTCGACGTATTGTTAGAGAGAGTTCGATAATGGCAGCCAATTCAACCATAAGCGTTACAGAATTAGACTTTGATGATATCAAGGTATCGCTTAAAAATTTCTTGAAATCACAACCTGAGTTTTTAGATTTTAACTTTGAGGGTTCTGCTATCAGTCTCTTGATTGATATGCTTGCTTATAACACATATCAGAATGCGTACTATACGAGCATGGTCGGTAACGAAATGTTCCTTGACTCAGCTCAGTTGCGAGAGAGTGTTGTATCAAGAGCCAAAATGTTGAACTATATGCCGACATCGGCTCGTGGTGCAAACACAAACTTTACGATTACGATCACACCAACCGGTTCACCTACGAGCGTTACTGTTGATAAGAATACGGAATGGACTGCATCAGTGGATGGTCAGACCCTTAAGTTCGTAACACCAGAAGCCTATACTCTTACTTCTGATAATAACTATAGTGGTACGATTACCGTCGTGGAAGGCCAACCACTTACGCACAGGTTTACCGTCGATAACCTCGACACTCAACGATTCATTCTTCCGAACGAAAATGTTGATACATCTTCTATCGTAGTCGATGTTCAAGAATCAGCAACGGATACTTCATCGACAAGATATAATCTTGCTAACGATCTTACTCAGGTTCAAGCCAACTCGGCTGTATACTTTCTTGAAGAAGAATCTGAAAATCAGTATGAAATTTATTTCGGAGATGGTGTACTCGGTAAAGCACCAACGAACGGTAACATCGTAATCATAAACTACCGTTCCTGTAATGGTGTCCTTGGTAATGATATCGGTACATTTACCGATCCTAGTACGGTAGCAGGATCATCTGTATTTACAAAGACCGTAAATGCAAACACATCCGGCGGTGCAGAATTCGAGACCATTGATTCTATCAAGTTTAATGCACCAAAGAACTTCGAAGCTCAGAATCGTGCCGTGCTTGCTGAGGACTACAAGAGAATCATTCTCAGGGAAACCGGTGATATACAGTCCATCAGTGTATGGGGCGGTGAAGAAAACGATCCTCCTATATACGGAAAGGTTTATCTTGCAGTTAAGCCGGTGACAGGCAACGTCATATCTTCAACTCGTAAGAATCAGATCAAAGACATTCTTAAGAAGCATAACGTTTTATCCATTGATACAGAATTCGTAGATGCACAATACTTATATGTCAATCCAACGACAACGGTTCGGTGGGATCCTAATGCAACGACTCTGAGTGCTGGGGCAGTACAGGATAAGATCAATACGGCTATCAGTACCTTCGAGACAAACAATCTTAATGATTTTGAAAAGCAGAAGTTTAGGTTCTCACAGTTCACTCGAGTTATTGATGATGCCGATCCATCGGTACTGAGCAGTCTCACTGACATTTTGATGGAAAGAAGGTTTGCGCCGTCGACTACGACCAAAGCAACATACAACATTCCATTCAATCAAAAGCTGTTTCATCCGCACGCAGGTCATGCATATGCCATCAGTTCATCTAAGTTTACGTTCAATAACCAAGATTCATATCTTGACGATGATGGAAACGGTAACATTCGTATCTACTACATAAACTCAGCAGGTCAAAGAGTTGTACTGGACGCAGCCGCCGGAACGGTCAACTATACAACCGGGTTAGTCAAACTTGATGCCTTTTTACCGACTGCTTATACGGGATCATTCTTAAGTATCTATGCTGAACCAAATGATAAAGATATCACGGCGGTGCGGAATCAAATTCTGCTGATTGCGAATGCGAAAGTTACGGTACTAAATGATGTTACATCACAGGTCGATGCAAAGACCGTTACTGCTACAACTTCTGGCGTAACCACTACGGTGGTTGATTCTGGTCTCTATCCCGTGGTGTACTAATGGCTGATAAAAAGATCTCGAATATCATTGAGGATCAACTACCCTTCTTCGTAAGGGGCGATCATCCTAACTTTACGGCTTTCATCAAAGCCTACTACGAGTGGATGGATCAAGCCAACAATGCTATCGAGATTTCAAAGAGTCTTCTTGATTATCAAGATATAGACAAGACTTACGATAAGTACTTTGAGTACTTTCATCGTGAGATTATGCC